TTGCGAGTCAAATAAGGCGTTATGCTGAGTTAGATACTCCTTATGAATTATGTACTTGTCAGAAATGCAAGCAAGTAGTTGAGTTGCAATATTATGAAGGCGATGATGAAGAATGCAGCTACCCACATTATTACTGTCCAAACTCAAATTGTAGAGCAAATTATTACGATAAACAAGGAAAAGAACGATGGGATGAACTTGATAGCCATTATGAAGATATTGAAGAAAGGTATAGAGAACAGCTTGAAGATAGTTATGATATTGACTGGTAGCCGTCAAATTGCCTACAACGTTAGTGCTTTGCGAAGTGTGGGTATTATACTTCCCGAAGCTGATTAAAAGATTAATGATTAATAACCTACAAATGCTCAATAGTAATTCGTCCGCCCACATTTTGCAAAGCACCTTGTTGTGTGCAGTGCATTCAGGCGACAACTTAGAATTTATGGCAACCCAACCTTCAAATAGTATAGACTTAATTTACTGTGATGTTCTTTACGGTACTGGTAGAAACTTTGGTGACTATCAAGATTTGAAACCTGTAAGAAGTGAAATAGAAAACCATTACAAGCCACGCATAAAAGAAATGCACAGGCTGCTTAAAAATGATGGCGTTATAGTGTTGCAAATGGATTACAAGATAACACATTGGATAAGGTTAATTATGGATGATTTGTTTGGTTCTATTCAAAATCAGATTATATGGGATTACGAAAAGTTTTGCGGCAAAGGAAGTTCCTTAAAAAATAACCACGATACAATTTTGGTTTATTCAAATGGCGAAGGATATACATTCAATAAACTTTTTTACGAGAAAGAAAAGCCTAAGAAGCAAACGGTAAGAGTTTGGGATAGCGAGCAAAAAAAGGCAGTTCAAAAAAAGGATGAAAACGGCAAGCTGATGTATTACTTACAAACTGATGCAGCCTTAGATGATGTTTGGACTGATATACCAAACATAAACCCAATGGCAAAAGAAAGGCTTAATTACAGCACACAAAAGCCTATTGAGTTAATAAAAAGAATTGTGCTTATTTACTCAAACGAAGGTGATACTGTTGCCGACTTTTATTTAGGTTCAGGAACTACAGCCGTTGTTTGTAAAGAATTAAATAGAAATTTCATTGGGTGTGATATTAATGAGAAAGCTGTCCAATTGGCTACGTCCCGTTTGAATAGTAGACTGTTTTAGCGTTGCACACAACGGCCCGGGTGTTTGCGAAGTGGGTGGAGAAACTAGCGAAGCGAAGTTTCGAACAGACACGAAAGCAATCACCGGAAAGACCCCGTTTTGCAAACACCATGTAAGGCGAAGTTTGCCGCGAAGCTAACAACTTACATGCGTAGAGATTTACGGGGCTTTCGGGTGAAACCCCGGGCCGTAAGGCAAAATTTAGGGGCTGGGAGCATTGCCTCAATGCGAAAGCACCGTGTGCGATGGGTTTGTGACGGGCAAATTTTGCCTTACGGTAGGGCTTTATGCAGGGGTTGAATTTGGAAAACAAATGTCTGAGACTAAAGCCCAATAAAGAACAAATGATTAAGTAACAATTAAAAGCTAAATAGATAATGTCAAGCCCGAACAAAAGCACAGCGATGCAAATAGCCGAAGTAACAACGTCAAGCAACACTTGCATAAAACCCAATGTTATACGCCGTTTTTTAGAGGAAATGTCTCAAAAGCACAAGGTCAAAATTGATAGACTAAATGTGCATATAACCGATGGCACATTGTATGTTCAAGAATACGATGCAGGTCGTTATGAAACTTTTAAGCTACTTGAAATGCACGACTTTAAAAAAGATAATTACTCAAAAGAGTTTATTACTTGGCGAGATAGATTTTTTGATTATGAAACAAAACTACTTGAATACAAGTCAAAGAGTCGAGGCAATATATATTCCGTTGGTGAACTTGAAAAAATGTACACTAAGGCAATGTTAGAGTCTCCGCACAATGGCGTATAACGTAATTGCTTGCCGAAGGGCAGGTAATAGAATTAATGTCGCTCAATAGCTTAATAACAAAATGATGATAGAAGAACAAAAAGATGATAGCGGTTCCGTCAGCCTGCCTTTTGGCAAGCAAACTGTTGTAGGCAGTACGGTTATCTTGGGGGACTGTGTCGAAGTTATGAAAGGGTTTGCGGATAATCAGTTTGACTTGGCAATAGTTGACCCGCCGTATGGTGTAAATATGGGTGCCGAAGGAAAATACAGAGCAACAGCAAAAACATCTTACACCAAAAAAAATTGGGATATCTCAATACCTAAAAAAGTATATTTTGAAGAACTTTTTAGAATAAGTAAAAATCAAATTATCTGGGGTGGAAATTATTTTGCCCACCTGTTACCGCCGAGTAGATGCTGGTTTTATTGGGACAAAGAAAGGGAGTGGTTGCTTAATTATAGTTCTGGAGAATTGGCTTGGACATCGTTTAACCAAAACATGAGAGCAATATTTTTGAGAGATTACGGAATGTTCAAAACAGATGAAGTCCTTATTCATCCTACCCAAAAACCAATTTTACTTTATAAATGGGTGCTGAAATATTACGCCAAAGCTGGTGACAAAATTATTGACACTCATTTGGGAAGCGGCAGCAACCGGATTGCTTGTGATAACATGGGCTTTGATTTTACCGGCATTGAGATTGACAAGGAGTATTTTGATTTGTCCGAAAAGAGATTTAAGCAATACAAGTCACAGCTACGAATAGAAGGCTGGTAGTATTGCCTACAACGTTCCCGTGCTTGGCGATGTGCGGGGCAAAAATAGACTAAACTTTCGATTAATAACAAAACATAACAAAAATGACTGAACAAATAATTAAACACCAAACCCCGCATATTGCCAAACACGTGTTAGGCGATTGTGCTTCTTCGGAGGTTTATCTTATGGATTGTATCGAGGGAATGAAACATTATCCTGATAAATACTTTGATTTGGCAGTAGTTGACCCGCCTTATGGTTTGGGGAAAAGACTTTCAGAAAGAGGTGGAAAGCATAAAAATAGTCCTTTTGCAGTTTTGTATGAACAAAGCAGTCAGTGGGATATTTTACCAAGTGCAGAATATTGGAGTGAACTTTTTAGAGTATCAAAAAACCAAATTATTTTCGGTGCTAATTACTTTCTTGATTTTTTACCAAATACAAGAGGTTTTATTTGCTGGGATAAAAACCAACAAATGCCAACTCTTTCAGCTTGTGAATTAGTTTGGACTTCATTTGACAAACCTGCAAAGATTTACAAAAAATCAAGTATGGATTTGGAACGTTTCCACCCTACTCAAAAACCAATAGGAATTTATGATTTTGTTTTTAAATATTCAAAATTAGAAACTGGAACAAAAGTTTTAGACACGCATTTAGGTTCAGGTAGTTCAAGGATTTCAGCAAATAAAAATGGACTAAATTTTGTCGGCTTTGAAATTGACAAAGAATACTTTAACAAATCGTGCAAAAGATACGATGATTTCGTTTCGCAAGTGCGGTTGTTCTAGCATATCGCCTAACGGTGGGCATATTACGCAGGTTTGGAGGCTTTATTCTATTGTTACCCACTTGATGCCGTTTGGCTTTGTACTGCTCCTGATGCTTCCAACGTCCAGCCAGCCTTGCGTAAATGCCTGTGTTATATGCCGCAATTAGGGACTTCAAAAATAAATCTTTGAAAAAGTATTGCAATATCAAATAAAGCATTATATTTGTATTACAAAATCAAAACATCATGACAAATACAAAATTTAGAGCCTACTGGTACAAAGCCATAAACTCAACACCTGCTGAAAAGCATGTACATTTTACAAGGGTAATGCAAGGCGAAAGCTACTTAATAGCAAAAACCGATGACCCGGACTTTGTTAGTATTACTGGAAAACTTTTTTGTAAGGACGGCGGATTTGAAAAGGTGTATAATAAGCACCTACACATAAACCGGGTTAAGCCTTTTGTTGAATTTATAGATGTTTCTGAATGTGCAAATACCTGCCCAAATGGTTAAAAAAAATAAACAAGGCGGCAAACGTAAAGGGGCTGGGGCTAAACTGAAATACGGTGAAGCTACAACCCCTGTCGTTACCAGAGTGCCCGTGTCAAAAGTTAAAGAGTTCAGGCTGTTTGTCAACCTTAAATTAAAAGACTGGTTGAGTAGTGGCGTATAACATCCATTTTAACGCACTCTTAATAAAAATCAACCACTTATGACACGCAAACAAGAACTCATAAACCAGTTTAAAAAAGAACTCAGCCTGCGCAACTATGCAAACAACAGCATAGAAACCTATGCCAGTTATCTGGGAATGTTCTTCAATGCTATGTATGGAGCGCCGAAGCCGCTGCCATTACAAAACATAAAAGATTTTCTGTTAAGCATCACCAACATGAACAGCAGGGCAATGTATGTAAACAGCATCCGCAACTTTTACAACCTGGTTTTAAAAACACCCCTCAGCCTTGATGATATACCCTACCCACGCAAAACCAGTTACCTGCCGCAGATAATGAGCATACAGGAAGTGCACAGGCTTATAAATGGTACCCAGAATATTAAGCACCGGGCAATTCTGCAGCTAATGTACAGTTGCGGCCTGCGCATAAGTGAAGTACCGGAGATTGAATGTAATAAACAGGTTTGCCATATAGACAGCGACCGCAAAACCCTTCTGGTAAAAGGAGCCAAAGGCTTTAAGGATCGTTATGTGCCATTGCCTTTACAAACAATCAACCTTTTAAAAACTTACCGCAAAGCAGATCCAGCGGGTAAGTGGTTGTTTATGGGGCAAAACCAGCAAAAGTATTCGGTGCGCAGCATCCAGCAGGTATTTTACCAGGCAAAACAAAGGGCTGGTATTTATAAAAAAGTTACACCCCACAGCCTGCGGCATAGCAGGGCTACACACTTGTGCGAAGGCGGCCTGGATATTTATAAGTTAAAGGAATTTTTGGGCCACAACAATATTAAAACCACAGAAATTTATTTGCACCTCAGTAAATCTGCTTTGGTTAGCAATACCGAAATGGCCGATATGATCATTGCGCAAGCCTTCTTAAATAAAGAAATGAAACTCGAATTTGCCCACGCATAATAAAACCAATAAAATGGAACTAACTAATTTTAAGAAAGACAGGAAGCACAGAAAGCCAGCCATAGATATGAGCACCATGGTATATGGTAAACTGCCGCCGCAGGCAAAAGACCTGGAAGAAGCGGTACTCGGTGCCATAATGCTGGATCGAAGTGCTTTCGATGTGGTGGCCGAAATATTAAAGGCAGAATGTTTCTATTTAGATGCACACCAGCGCATTTACCGCGCCTTTCAAAGCCTGGCACAAAAGAGTTTGCCAATAGATATTTTAACCGTTGTGGAAGAACTTAAAATAAGCGAAGATCTTGATATAGTTGGCGGTGCCTATTATGTTACCAAGCTTACCAATGCCGTAGTAAGTACCGCCAATATAGAGCCGCACAGCCGCATCATCCTGCAAAAATTCATCAACCGGGAGCTGATCCGCATAAGCGGAGAAATAATGGCCGATGCATACGATGAAACAAACGACACATTCGATCTGCTCGACGATGCCGACCGCAAACTTACAGAGCTTACCACCGGCACTTTAAAAAGCACTTACACCAGTTTAAGCAGCGCCATCGCCATCAGTATTACCCGCATGGACGAGCTAAAGGCACTCAACCGCAGCATTACCGGCATACCCTGTAACCTGCTGGAAATTGATAACCTTACACACGGCTGGCAAAATACCGATCTTATCATACTTGCCGCAAGGCCATCGGTAGGTAAAACCGCCTTTGCCTTAAACATAGCCCGCAATGCAGCCTTAAACAGTCTGCAGCCGGTAACCGTAGGTTTTTTCTCCCTTGAAATGAATACCACACAACTGGTAAACCGCATGCTGAGTGCAGAAAGCGGGGTATGGCTCGAAAAAATAAATACCGGCCAGTTAAACGATTTCGACCGCCGCGAACTTTTTGAGAAAGGCGTAAGAATAATGGAAGGCGCATCTATTTTTATTGATGATACACCCGCCCTCTCCCTCTTCGACCTGCGCACCAAGGCCCGCAATTTAAAACGCAAAGAAAATGTGGGCCTCATCATTATAGATTACCTGCAGCTGATGAGCGGCGAAAGTGGCAAAGGCAACCGTGAGCAGGAAATAAGCGCCATAAGCCGCGGCCTTAAAGGGTTGGCAAAAGAATTGGAAGTGCCCATTATTGCACTAAGCCAGTTAAGCCGTGCCACCGAGCAAAGAACCGGCGAAAAGAAAATGCCGCAACTGAGCGACCTGCGGGAAAGTGGCGCCATAGAGCAGGATGCAGATGTGGTGATGTTTATGTACCGCCCGGAGTATTACGATATACAAAACACAGACATGGGCGAAAGTACCCTGGGCGAAACACATATAAAATTTGCCAAGCACCGCAACGGCACACTGGCCACCATAAAACTGCGGGCACAATTAAGCATTCAAAAATTCTTTAATTGGGATGGCCTGCAGGATATAAAACGCGAAATAAACCAGAAGAGCTGGATACCCGTAAGCTCTACATTTAATAACAAAGACGAAAATGGGGAATTTATTTTTTGAGCCCGGCAGCGGGAATTCTATGAGGCTTGGGTTGCGTCGCACTCTTTTACATTAGGAAGTGATGCGTCATTGCGAGGAACGAAGCAATCTCCTGGCAAAAAATAAATAGCCGGATTGAACGCACGGCAAGGTATTGCTTCGGAGGTCTCGCAATGACGATGCAGTATAAGTGAGTGACACAACCGCCGATGCCCAAAGAAACAAATGCTGGAAAACAAAAGAATTTTTTAAAAATGTACGGCAAGCCTTTTACAAAAAAAGAAGATAAATTTTTACGGGATAATTGCAATAACCCCAATATCAGCTTAAAACAAATGAGCCGCGATTTAAAACGCAGTGAAGGAGCTGCAAGGCAGCGAATGGTTATTCTTGGATTGGTGCGGCCAAAAGAAATAACTGAAAAATTTAAACAACAAAACGGGTTTAAAAAAGGGCAGGTAAGCAGAAATAAAGGGTTAAAACAAGCCGAATACATGAGCCCGGAATCTATTGAAATATGTAAAAAAAGCCAGTTTAAAGCCGGGCATTTACCACACAATACCAAATACAACGGCCATGAGCGGCTTACGAAAGATGGCTATATAGAAGTAAGGGTGAAGCCGGGCAAATATGTGCACAAACACCGGCTTATTTATGAGCAACATTTTGGTAAAATACCCAAAGGCATGATTGTAATTTTTGCAGATGGCAATTCTGCAAATTTTGAGCCTTCTAATTTGAAATGTATCTCCAGACAGGAAAACATGAACAGGAACAGCATTGCCCGTTTCCCCAAAGAACTGATAAGGGCTATAAAAATAAATTCAAAACTTAAAAAAAGAATAGATGAGTACCAAAAACAAACTGAGCGATCTTAATAACCACTTATTTCTTCAGCTTGAAAAACTGAACGATGAAGACCTTGATGGCAAAGCCCTGGAAACAGAAATAAAACGGGCCAATGCCATCAGCAGCCTTGCAAGTAATATAATTGGCGCAGCAAAAGTAACCGTTGATGCAATGAAGCTTTTAAATAAAGGCGATTTTGATGAAAGCAAGCTGCCATCCATTTTTACCGAACAAAAGCAGCTAACCGCAAAATAATGAACTGGACTGAAAAACATATTGAACAGCTAAAGCGGGATGGAAAAATTAAGGGTTTTGCTTTTCATAAAAAGGCCGAAAAATATTCCCAAAAACCGGGTAAAAATATTCCACAACAATCGTTGCAAAATATTCCGGCCCGCAGCAAGGAAAAAGACTGGCTTGCCTGGAACCTGATGTATTGGGCAAACGAGCATGCACTTTCTTTTGAAACTGAGTTTCAGTTTGATGAAAAAAGGAAATGGAAATTCGATTATTGTTTTCCGGGTATAAAAAACGCCGTGGAATATGAAGGCATTTTTAAAAAAGACAAAGGGAAAACAGGCCACAGCTCTATTACCGGCGTACTGCGGGATATTGATAAATACAATGCCGCCATGCTTCAGGGCTGGAAGATCATCCGGGTTACGGCAAAAGATTATAAACAGGTTTTGCAAAAACTTAATGAGCTGTATGGAGTATAAATACTTAGGCGACCGGCTTACCAATCCAAAATATAAAGGCGCTCCATGTTCTGCCGTGCGGCGCAGGGATGGCAAGTGCATTCGCGGTAAGAATGGGAATATGCTGGTAAGGTTTGAATCCTGCGAGGTTGTTGTTTTGGCAAGGCTTTTAAGAAAAAGGAAAATTCATGTATGACAAAGAATATGCAGAACAAACAAGACAATGTATCAATGCTATTGATGAAACGTACAGATAGCATTGCATACAACTCCCAAATTGCTAACCATCCATGATACAAGTAACTGAAATTCAAAAAGGTAGGTTTGGTATGATAATAAACGGCATTGAATGCGTTTTTATGCCAATGGAATTATTTACAAATAAAAGTTTCATGCCATTACCAAAGCATGTTCCTAAAAACAGAAGTGTACTGCATTGGTATGTTGGCGGGAAATATGTTTCCTATAATCAGATCAAAAAAGCAATAAAAATCGGTTCATTTAAAAAGTAAACAAATATTCCAATAATCATAAAACTTTCAAAAAGTTTTGGAATTACAGTAAAATAAATTAATTTTATGCAGGGAAATAAAACAACTTCTTACCATTGCCGCAGATGTGGCAGGAACTTACAAGTAAAAGGGAAGGTAGTTGTTGGGGAGATAAGTCTGAAATGCCGGGATAAAAAACTATGTGGGGTAATAAATTACATTTCAAAACAGGGAGTATTTTTAGAACCCCAGGAACAGATATATTTTAGTTAACATCGTGGCGTAGATTAACGGTAGATCATAGGGCCCATAACCCTACTGTGTGGGTTCAACTCCCGCCGCCGCAACAATTTTAAAATAATCTTAAACGCTTCTTAAAACTATTAATAAATCAGTTCGCGGCAAAGAATTGTGGCGGGCTATAAATTAAAACAATATGGCAAGTGGTTCAGAAAAATACGGCGGTATAAATGCAGGTCGCAAGGCAAGGGCAGGCAAAGGTCCGAAAAGTCCGGCAAAGCAAAGAAGTAAACCGACTAAATCAAAACCGCCAGCGGATTTTAGTAATGGTGCAAAAGATAACAGCGGCTTTTGATGGCTTTAAGTATAAAACATAAAATATTTGCTGATGAAGTTATCAAAGGCAGAACGCCGCAGCAGGCTTATGCCGCCGCATATCCAAAAGCAAAGCCTACAAGTTGTAGGGTAGAATCCTACAAACTCCTACAAAAACCAACAATTGACAATTATATAAAAGAGCAGGCCGGGAAAATAGCTGCATTGGCGCAAGGTAAGGCCGTAGAGGAGCTTAAAGATAAACTGGTTGCTGATACCCTTACCACAGAAGAAAAGAAACGCATTTTAGCTGATATAGCTACAGGGAAACTTCTTTATAAAACATACGAGCCTGTTTATGACGATGAAACAGGGAAGTATGGAACGAAACCTATTACAGTTGCAGAGCCTACATTAGATCAACGCATAAAAGCTATCGCAACGCATAATTTAATGGTTGGGGATAATGCCCCGACAAAAATAGCCGCCACAACCAAAGACGGCGAAGATGTAACCCCGTATAAAATAACCTTAAATCTCACATGAGCCGAAACGAAATAATCGCAAACCTTTTCACGGGCAAAAACTTCTGCGATTGCATAGGCAAGATGGAGCCGGAACATTTACGGGAAGATTTGAGGCAGGAGATTATTTTAATAATATGCGAATTACCCGAACAAAAGATAATAGAATTACACGAAAGTAAAGCACTGGAATTTTTTACAGTCAGGGTAATACTTAATCAGATTAAATCGAACACAAGCCCGTTTGCAAAGAAGTTCAGGACAATATACCAGGATTTTGCGGATCAGGAAATTGCCGACAATAACGATTTAGAAGAAAGAGAAATAAGGGGTTTACTCGCGGATGCGGCCTTAGATGAAATAAATAAACTGCACTGGTACAACAAAGGGCTGATTGAACTTTACCTAAAACATGGCAACTTCCGTGCTATTGAAACAGAGACAGATATTCCTTTCGGTTCTTGCTATAAAACAATAAAGAAATCGTTAAACCAAATCAAACACCGCGTTAAAGGTGAGGATAAACCGGTATTTACTAAGGCAGAATTACATTATATTCAAAATAATAAATCATGCAGTCTTACCAAATAATTATACTTGCACTTTCCTTTTCTTACCTGTGGGTAGATGTAATGAAAATGGGGTACGTTAAGCCATTCAATTGCTTTAAATGTATGTCGGGGTGGTTCGCGTTAATCATTGGCTGTAGTTGTATTGGCTGGCATGGTATTATTTATTTGCCGGTGGGATTGTTTGCGGGTTGTATTTATTCATGTGTAAAAATGAGATACTTGTAGCCTTATGACAAAAGAATATTTAGATAAAATTTTATATTATGCGGATGGTATGCTTTTCTGGAAAATAAAAACATGCAGGAAGGTTACACCAGGTAAGCGAGCCGGGGCATTACGGCCAGACAGGTACCGCCATATTAGAATAGATAAGAAATATTACCAAGAGCATATTTTGATATGGTGTATTTGTAAAGGAGAAATGCCTGCGTTGTTGATAGACCACGAGAATGAAATACGAGACGATAATCGAATTGAAAATTTAAGGCTTGCAACGAAATGCCAAAACGCAGTCAATACAAATAAATGGTCAACAAATACATCCGGGCACAAGGGTGTTTCTTTTAATAAAGCTTCTAAAAAATGGGTTTCATATATAAGTGTAAATAAAAAAATAAAGCATTTGGGAACATTTGAAACGTTACAGCACGCGGTTTCAGTGTATAAAAATGCAGTTAAAACCTTTCATGGTGAATTTGCTAACAAAAAAGTTCTATGCGCATAATCGCTTCCGTAAATAACAATTCAGCCCCGGCATACCACCGGGCAATAATGCCGTTGATGCTAATGGACGGGCCGGATGTGTATGTAACTAACAACTTACTCGAAAGCGATTTTGAGAAAGGATGCGATATTTTCATGTATAACCGTGTGCTGCCAGACCATGCTTTGCCAATGGTTGCAGAATTAAAAAAGAAGTACGGCTTTAAAATCTGCGTTGATATAGACGACCATTGGGAACTTGACCCGCACCATATTCTTTACGATGAATATAAGAAGATGGGTTTTGCAGGCAGGCAAATCGAGCAGATAAAGAACGCTGATTTTGTTTTTACAACTCATTCACGATTAGCGGCTGAGATTGCCCCGATAAATAAAAATGTTCATGTACTACCAAACGCCATTCCAAGGCAGGGGCAATTTGATATTGTTAAAAAACCTTTTCATGCAACCCGGCTTTTCTGGCAGGGAAGCATTACGCACCGTGAAGATATTGCACTGCTTAAACGGCCTGTAGATTGCCTTAACACAATCGCACGTAAAATTCAAATGGTTATTGCGGGTTACATGGATCAGGAAGATGAATGGTATAAAATGGTAATGATGTACACCAGCGACATTAAACATCAATACCGAATACTTACCGGGAAGCATGTGAATGAATATTACCAACATTACCAGTATGCAGATATTTGTTTGGTTCCTTTACTTAATTCCCCTTTCAATAAGCACAAATCAAACCTTAAAGTATTGGAAGCCGCAAACATGGGCCTGCCTGTTATTTGCTCGCCTGTTAATCCTTATTTGGATTTACCAGTGCTATACGCCAAAGGTGCAGGAGAATGGGTTAACCATATTTCACGATTAGTTGCAAGCAGGAAAAGACAGAAAGAAGCCGGGCAGGAACTAAAAGAGTTCTGCGATATCCATTTTAATTTTTACAAGATCAATAACGAGCGGAAACAAATATTTGAATATGAAGCCGGAAAATAAAAAGATACTTGATGATAACCGCACCGTGTACGATAAGCTTCAAATCTCCGGCGCGATACGGAGTTTGGATTATCATACCCGCCAGGAGTTTGCCCGTATCATCGCAGAAGAATTTCAACCCGGCTATCAAAACCCCGGCGACTGCCCGCCGTGCGTTATTGAAATGATTTATAAAGTGTACAGGCATTATGATGAATACAGAGCGAATAATAAAATTATTTAATCATGGTACTTCGTAAAGGTTTAAAATTCACATCAATCACTTTTGTAGCAAAGGTGGAAATATCCAATATAAGGGAAGCTGATAATATGCTTGATGTGATAATTACACCTTCTGATGGGCATGCGTGGGAAGAAAAGAACTGGCGTATAAATGAAGTAATTGAGGGGTTTAAAAAAGGCAAGTATAAAGAAGCTTTGCCAGAAACAAGTTTCGGAATTTAAAATAACATTATGGCGTTAATCGGCATGGCGGTATATAGTACCGAAGAAAATAATAAAGATAAATGTTTGGAAGAAACATTGTCATCATTGCGGCGCACCGTTAATTTTTATAAGCACCGCCTTATGCTTTCTGTCAATTCCCAAACGAGTAAAACAAAAAACATAATAGATCATTTTAGCGGCATGGTTGACGAAGTGATTTATAATGACGGTAATATTGGCACCGCCAAAGCGATAAATAAAGTGTGGGCACTGCGTAACTCGAAAGAGCACTGCATAAAGATGGATGATGATATTGTAATAAATAACCAGTGCTGGCTTGATGAACTTGAAAACGCAATTGATAAAGACCCGCTTATTGGGCAAATAGGACTAAAGCGAAAGGATTGTTGGGAATACCCCGGACACGAAAATGCAGATTTTAAAAGTGAGTTAATAATGCTGCCGCATACCGGTGGGCATGAATGGCAGATAGTTGAAAAAGTAAAGCATGTTATTGGTAGTTGTGTGCTGCATAATTATGCGCTACTTGATAAGATAGGTTATTTGTATCAGCCAAGTTTGTACGGGTATGATGATGTGATTATGAGCCACCGCACACACTTGGCAGGCTTTTACAGTTGTTTCCTGCCTCATATAAATATTGACCATATAGACGATGGGCAAACACCTTATCAGGACTGGAAACACAAACACAGCGGCGAAGTAACACAGCAGGTAATAATCCTGGTGCATGAAATGTACAACGGAACGAAACCGATTTATTATGAAGCAGTTTAAAAAGTAAATTATGTTATACCCCGATTCATTAATGAGAGGCGAAGGTTCCTATATAGAAAGAATACTTTTTTATATAGAGAACAATAAAGGGCAAGAAATAGCAATTAAATGCCACCCGGATAATAAAGATAAATTCGATATAGAATCGCTTAAATCTATTGAAATAATAACGGATGATAAGTATGAAAAAGACGGGTTTTTAATTGGCGAAAAAGAAAGTATTTTAGATATAACCTGACATTAATTATTATATGCTCTGTAAACTCATAACCACAACATCGGACATTAAAAAGTGCGCCCAATTAAAACGCTCACTCGATTACTTCAATTGGCCGTATCATTTTATTGAACATGACTGGCGCGGCTTTGGTGATAAGATTTTAAAGACTTATGAATATTTAAAAGATCATCCCGAAATAACACACTTCTTTTACAGCGATGCATGGGATACGTTCGCACTTGGAACGATGGAAGAAGCATTGAGTAAGATTGAAGATAAAGAAATTATACTGCTGAGTGCTGAACGGGCATGTTACCCGCACGGCGAAAAAGCGCCGTTGTATCCTGAAAATGAAAGCCCTTGGAAATATGTAAACGGTGGGGGATGGTTTGCAAGTTCAAAACTGTTCTGCGCTATGGTTGAAAAAGTAATGCCAGCCTTTACCGATGTTGATCAGGTTTATTTAACCGATAGATTTTTAGAAGGTGCGCACGGTATCGTTTTAGATTACGATTGTAGGATATTTCAAACAATTGCTTTCTGCCCGGATAGTGATTTTGTAAACGGACAGCTATATATTAGCGAAGGGCCACATTCAATGTGGAATGTTATTACAAAAACACGCCCTACATTTTGGCACGGCAATGGCCACACCCCAATGAATCACATTTATAAACTATTACCTATTATGCAGACATTAAAAGAAGTACAGGAAATATGGGCGGACCGGCCCCAAGTCCATAAGTTAATAAACGATTCATTTACCGACAATGTAAATACCGACCCGAAACTAAAAGCGTTCCGGGATTTCGTAGAGGGTAACAATGATACACCCGTTAAAATATTCGGTTTTGGCGAACGTAGCTTTTTATGGATGTGGAAATTAATACTACAGGATTTGCCGCCGAATTTATCCTTTCTTGAAATAGGCGTATTTAGGGGGCAGATATTGGCTTTGATACGGATGCTGGCACCGAAGGCAGATATAACCGGGATAACGCCACTGGATAGCACCGGCGACCATTGGGAAAGCGATTACGCAGCGGATATAAAATTGCTTCATACCACATTCAAACTAAAACAACCAAAGATTATTAAAGGGCTTTCAACGGATCCTGAAATAATTGCAGAAGCAGGAAAAAAAGAATACGATATTATTTACATTGACGGAGGGCACTCTTATGATGTCGCAAAGTCCGATGTTTACCTATACAGCAGCTTTGTTAAAGTGGGCGGTTACCTTGTTATTGATGATTGTTGCCATAAGTACAATTTACCTGATGGTTATTTTAAAGGCATCGAGGATGTGAGCCGGGCGGTTGATGAACTTTTACCAAATGAGTATTACAAAGAATTGTTTTCGGTTGTGCATAACAGGGTATTTCAACGGGTAAAATAAACATGAAGAAAGTTCTTATAACAGGCGCGGCGGGTTTCCTTGGTTCACACCTTTGCGACCGCTTTATTAAAGAAGGCTTTAAAGTTATCGGGCTTGATAACCTTATTACCGGCGACCTTAAAAATATCACTCACCTGTTCCCGCTTGAAAACTTTGAGTTTTACAAAAGCGATATTTCAAAGTTCATTCATATACCCGGCGAACTTCATTACATTTTACACTTTGCTTCACCAGCTTCACCAATTGATTATTTAAAAATCCCTATACAGACATTGAAGGTAAGCTCACTTGGTACGCATAATTGCTTGGGGCTTGCTAAAGAAAAGAATGCGCGGATTTTAGTTGCAAGTACAAGCGAGGTTTACGGTGATCCGTTAGTGCATCCTCAAGATGAAAACTATTTAGGCAATGTCAACAGTATTGGCCCGCGCGGTGTTTATGACGAGGCAAAGAGGTTTCAGGAAGCTATTACAATGGCGTATCATACCTACCACAATGTAGATACCCGCATTGTAAGGATATTCAATACATACGGCCCGCGCATGCGGTTGAATGACGGACGGGCTTTACCGGCTTTTATTGGGCAGGCATTGCGCGGTGAAGATTTAACCGTGTTCGGTGATGGCAGTCAAACCCGAAGCTTTTGTTATGTGGATGATTTGGTTGAGGGTATTTATAGGCTGTTAATGTCTGACTACCATTTACCCGTAAACCTTGGTAACCCTGTTGAAATTACTTTAAAAAAGTTCGCAGAAGAAATATTAAAGTTAACGGGTTCTGACAGGCAAATAAAGTATTTGCCATTACCTGTTGACGATCCAAAGCAACGCCGGCCGGATATCTCAAAAGCAATTGAATTGCTGGACTGGTTGCCAAAAGTGAATAGAGCAGAAGGATTAGCAATTACGTATAATTATTTTAAAAGCCTTTCATCTGATGAAGTGTATAAAAAACCAAAGGAGTTTGTAAGCAATGCCAGCTAAAGAAATCGAATATACCAGACCGTTTATGTATCCATATCAAACGGAGATACTTAATTGCCCGGCACGGTACACGGTAACATTGGCCGCAACAAAATGCGGTAAAACGGCATCGCATATAGTTTGGTTATTTGAGCAATCACTTGCGTGTAAAGCAAACCAAAGCGTGTGGTGGGTAGCTCCAACATTTGGGCAGGCAAAGATTGCTTACAACAGGATGAAGGTACAAATCAGCGACAAATCTTTTTTTAAAGCCAATGAGACAAACCTTGTTATCACATTAGTAACAGGTGCCAAAATAGAATTTAAGACCGGCGAGAAGCCGGATAACCTTTATGGTGATGATGTTTACGCAGCGGTGTTCGATGAATTTACACGCGCCAGGGAAACGGCATGGCATGCTTTAAGATCAACGCTTACCAGTACAGGCGGGAAATGTAAGTTTATCGGTAACGCCAAGAGTAAAAAGAATTGGGGCAATAAATTGGCGATGCGGGCAAAGAGTGGGCAGGAACAGGATTATGCCTACTTTAAAATAACTGCTTACGATGCCGCTGCTGCTGGCATGAAAACCAAAGATGGCAGACCCTTTATAGAAGAAATAGAAGCAGCTAAAAGAGATTTACCGGAAAGTGTTTTTAACGAGCTTTATTTAGCTGAAGCAAGTGAGGACGGTTCTAATCCATTCGGTTTAAAATATATTTCCGCCTGTTGCCATCCGTCTTTATCAACACACGAAAGCGTTTGTTTCGGCATTGACCTTGCCCGTAAAGTGGATTACGTTTCTATTATCGGGCTTGATAAATTAGGATCAATGAGCCATTACCACAATTTCACTAAAGCAGGATGGCAGCAAACTATTGATACAATAAAGTATCTGCCGAATAAACCCATTGCAATGGATAGTACCGGCGTGGGTGATGTAGTTGTTTCACAGGTTGAACAGGTGCAGCAACAGATTGAACCGTATGTGTTCACACAGGCAAGCAAGCAAAGGTTAATGGAAGGGCTTGCAGTGGGTATGCAGAGCCGTAAATTAATTATCGCAGATGATGGCGATGTTATAAATGGCACCGGAAAATTGCGGCACCAGTTAGAACAGTTTGAATTTGAGTACACCCGTACAGGGGTAAAGTATAGTGCACCAGAAGGTGAACACGATGATGATGTTGTGGCGTTAGCCTTGGCGTGGCATAAGTGGCAGAACGCTGCGAAAGGTGGGGAAATTTCGGTTTGGTAAAATAATAATTTTTCTTTTTTAATTTTCCCTGGTTAGTCTTAACCGGGGTTTTTTATGCCCAAAAACAAAAGCCATGGAAATATATTTAACGGTAATGAGTATCGGCAAATCACAGGCGCAAGCATTGGCGGAACAATTTTTAGATAACGTTGGGAGCGATGAAAAGGATGAACTGCAGCCGCGTGAATCCTTAACAGAATTGTTTTTGCTGGCTGGTGAATTTGTAGAAGATGCGCAGGATAATTTAAATAAAAGCAATAGTAATGCCAGCGGTAAACTTTCGCGCTCACTTACGCTAAGCGACCCCACTGAAACCGGCAATACTGTAAAGGTTGATATTCTAATGAGCGCTTACGGCGACTTTGTAAACAGTGGTGTAAGAGGAACCAAAAGCGGAGCCGGTAAGTATGCGTTTAAAACTTCTTTCCCTTCGCGCGGCATGATCAAATCTTTAGAGGAAAGTATTGGCCGGGCAAAAAAAAGCACGTTCAACGTAAAGAAATCGGTAAGCAGCAATGAAAAAAAGAATGTAAGTATTTCGGCAATAGATAAAGCCTGGGGTGCTGCCCGCAATATAAAAATGTACGGTATAAAAGCAACCGGGTTTATAGATAAGGCTGCGGTAACAACTTCATCTAAAGTAAGCGACAGGCTTGGAGCTGCTTTTAAAATTGATATTCTAAACAGTATATAATGGCAATTACAATACAGGCGACCCCGGCGGCATACAGTAGCGTACAGGATGATTTAATTTACACCGTTGCAGAAGTAGTGCACACGGCAGACCCAGTAACATACCCGAATTATAAGTTTATTGCAGATGTGTATGTTGCTGGTGTAATGGTTGCAAGGGTTAAGAAAGTTCCAGACCCAACAACAAATATTGGCATCTTCAATATTGGGCAGATAGTGAGAAATTATATTGCCACAACCTTTAACCCAACAGCCGCCACACTGGTTGCACAAAGATTAGGCGCAGGCGAATTTAGTATTTCAGTACAGGTTAAATTTGGCGAGGAGTATTCTTACACTACCTACACAAATTTAACCGTTGATTCAGCCCGTACATTTTTTAATAATTACAATGGCCGTTTAATTGGCGGCACCACTTCATTAACGCAGCTTGATAAAGCATTGACCGACAGGCCTTACGCAACACCGGTTCACTGTGATTCATCTTTTAATTTCATTCCTTTCCTGGCCACCGATACCGATAATATCACGGTAACGGTAAAGAGCTACGATTATTCAAACACACTGGTAACAACTTTAAACAGCACGGTAACGCCGGGCGCTGCGAATGAATTGATAATTATCAACGCTTCTAAGGCCGCTATCAATGCAGCTTCACCCGGCATGATAAACGATAGTATAAAATACTACACTGTTTTATTTACAACTCCCAATATCAGTGATGATGTTACTTACAAATTCGATATGACCTGTGAGGTTATTAATGAAATATATACGCTTCATTTCCTCAATAAATACGGAGGTTTTGAAAGCAAAGACTTTACAAAGGTTTCACGTAAAACAATAAACATTGAAAAGAAAGACTTTGGCAAGCTGCCTTATACGGTGGATAGTTCAGGGGCTGTAAGTTATAAGAATGCAAATAATGTTTACAATGAAAGCAGGAGCGTTTATTCAAGCCAGTATAAAGAAAGAATGATATTAAACAGCGACCTGCTAACCGATGATGAATATACATGGCTGGAACAGTTGGTTTTGTCGCCAATGGTGTACATAGAGCAAAGCGGGTACTTCTTTCCTGTGGTAATCAGCGAAACTAACTATGAGCCGAAAAAGCATGTTAATGATGATTTAACAAACCTCACTTTGAATATTGAATTTGGGGAACAATTAAATGCGCAGTTTAGATGATATCAGAATTATTTATCGAAGGTTTAAGGGTTGATATTTCAGCAGACATAAGCAGCCTGCTGACATTTGCTATTGATGATGTAAAGGATTTTGCTACAAGGCAAACAACATTCAGTAAAACCGTTGTGCTGCCCGGAACCAATAACAACAATGCTTTATTTGGTAACATCTTTGAAACAGGCAGCAGCAATGATTACAATGAAACTTTAGATAATGTTGGTTACAATTTCAATGCAGCCAAAAGCGCCAGGTGTTTAATATTTCAGGACAATCTACAAACATTCAAAGGAACACTCAGGCTTCTGCAAATCAATAAGGATAAAAAGAATATTGATTACGAGGTTGCACTTAATGGTGAATTGACAAATTTGAATGTAGCGTTATCAAGCGGGTTTTTAACCGACCTCGATTTTTCTGCTTACGATCACACCTATAATGAAACCGAAATTGAAAACAGTTGGGCCAATGAAAATGCCGGGGCCGGGGTTTATTATCCTTTGGTTGATTACGGAACTTATTCAACCGGCAAACATGACTGGAAAATTGGAACATTCAGACCGGCATTGTTTGTAAAAGAGTACATAGATAAAATGTTTGCCGCCGCAAATTACCGGTACAGCAGCGATATAATAAACACAGACAGGTTTAAGCGGCTGATAATACCACACAATCAAAAGAAGCTCGTTGTTAGCCGTACCAAATTAATGGAAGCTACCGTAACCAGCACGAAAGTGAACCCGGTAAATATAGCCTGGGATGCTATTACGGGAACAGATTTCACTTTAACCAGCGGCAACGAACATATAACTTATGGCGGGGTTGCATCGGTAACCGGAACAATTCACGTTGATGTGGTTGGTAATTTTATCAAAGAAGATGTTACGGTTACATTTTATAAAAACGGCGTTTCAATCTATGCGCAAACCCGTTCATATAATGGCAGCGGCGTAACAAATTACTTCAGTTTTAACGCCGATATTTCGGCAACGTTTAACACCACTGATTACATTACGTGTGTTGTTTCTATCGCTAACACTACCAGCGGGAACACACACAGCATTACGTTATGTACTGTTTATTTTAATTCACTTACACCGCAACTTGTAGAGGTTGCTTATTTAGATACAATAACCGTAAACGACAGTATCCCGAAAAATATAAGGCAGATTGATTTCTTTACATCAATAGTGAAATTATTTAACCTGTACGTTTATGAAAGTCAATTTGATGAAAGGCTGATTAATATAACCCCTTTCGTTGATTTTTATTCTACCGATTCAGGTAACGCCGTGGATTGGACTTATAAATTAAACCGGGATTCCGTTGTAAAGATTAAGCCAATGAGTGAGCTTAATTCTAAGATATACAATTTCAGGTATAAAGATGACAGTGATTTTTATAACGACCTGTACAAAAAAAGATACAATGAGGGTTACGGTTCATACACGTTTAACAGTGAGTTTGAATTTGCCACACAGGAAAGCAGTTTAGATTTAATTTTTTCCGGCACTCCTTTGGTTGGATATGGCGGCGAAGATAAAGTTTACAGTACAATACTTAAAAGCAGCAACGGAACTGAGGAAACGATTGATAGCAATATAAGGATATTGCAGGCCCGTTTGGTAACAGGTGTTACAAGCTGGGATTTAAAGAACGCGGCGGGATCTTCCACATACGACAGTTACACAAAGTACGGATATGCCGGGCACCTGGACGACCCGGACAACCCCGACAATGATTTAAACTTTGGGGCACTCAATGAACTTTTTTTTATTCTACTTACCGGCGACCTCACAAAGACACAGTTTAATTTGTATTGGAGTTCGTACATGGCAGAAATTACCGATAAAGACAGTAAAATGGTAATTGGTAAATTCTACTTAACGCCAAAAGATATATTCGATATTGACTTTTCAAAATACGTTTATCTCGATGGTGTTTTGTTCCGGTTAAATAAAATTACAGATTATAATACAACCATACCCGGCGATTGCGAAGTGCAGTTATTAAGGGTTATAAATACAATTTATTAATGAGTAAGTGGCATAAAATATCATTGTATAAATTCCAGCTTATTGACAACCTGGGGGTGAATAAATCAATGAGCGATATTGATAAAGCATTATTCAGTACATGCATTGTTTTTGGACTTACCGAACACCAGTTAGATAATGCCGGCAAAAAGAAAGCTGATAGATTAATTGGTAAACTGACTAAGATTTTCGAGGCTCCGTTTGAACCAAAGCCCGCAAAAAGAATAGGAAAGTATTTTATCAATTATGATATTTCTGCAATGACTTTTGGGCAATACATTGAACTCGCTTATTTCCTTTCTATAGACACGTTAAAGAATGCCCATTACATCATTGCATCCATAAGTAATTTACCATTATTAAAAAATAATTCCGCACACCACAGGAAAAAATCAGAATACTTTTTAGGCCAGTCTATACTAAAAGTAATGGGAAGTGTTGGGCTGATTAAGCAAAGATTTGAAGAATTTAATAATGAGTATAAAAGCCTTTTTGGTTTAGATAAAACAGTAAACGGCGAAGCGGAAACAGACCCGTTTAATAAACGTTATGGGTGGATTTATTCAGCTTCACAGGTTGCAGAATACGAACGAATAACATTAGAAGGAGCATTTAAGTTACCTATTCGCCAGGCATTCAATGACCTTGCTTATTTAAAAGCAAAGAGCAAGTATGAAGCAGATCAATTAAATAAAAAGTAATGGCAGAAAAACAAATTATAGCGGCAACCCTTCAGGTAGATACTGGTAATAGCAATGCCAATATTAAAGAAGTAAATAAAAACACTACTGAGTTAAACAGTAATTTAAAAGACACCGGGGCCGCTGCATCGGATGCGGGCAAGTCTGTTGAAGAAAGCACGGGAAGTTTTGGCAAACTTAAATCGCAAATGAGCGCTTTGCCAGGTCCATTGGGTGCGGCTGGAAGTGGCGTGAGTAAATTAAGTGCAGCGTTTAAGGCGTTGTTACTAAACCCTGTTGTATTAGTAATTACAGCCATTGTTGGCGCACTTGCCTTGCTTTATAAAGCCTTTACATCTACCAATGAAGGCGCGGACAAAATGGAACAGGTTTTTGCAGGGATTGGAGCTACAATAAATGTAATCAGGGATAGGATTTTAAAAATTGCCGGGGCTATTGCAAAGTTTTTCAGTGGCGATTTTAAAGGTGCATTAGAAGAAGGCCGGGCGGCGGTAAGTGGTATCGGCGAAGAAATTTCCCGCGAATTTCAGGCAGCGGCAAATGCAACAAAAGTATTGCAGGATTTGGGCGATGAACTAAGAAATTTAACCGTAAGCCGGGCAAAATTAAACAGGGATTTGCGTGTTGCAAAAGAGTTGATAAATGATGATACCGCGAGCAGCAAGGAAAGGAAAAAAGCGATTGATGAAGTGCGTGAGGCAGAAGGGGCACAGTCCGCGCAGGAACTTGAAAATGCAAAAAAGAAATTAGCGGCAATACAGGCGAAAAATAACTTATCTGACAAGAGCGATGAAGCCCTGCAAGAAGAAGCGGACGCACAAGCGGCTATTTACAATATTGAGGCACAAAGCGCAGCGGACAGGGATAGGCTTAATAAACAATACCATGCCATTGAAAGAGCTGATAAAGCCAAAGCGAATGAAGCCGACAAAAGGTTACAGGATGAAAAACTGAAAAGGATTAATGAATTAAAGGAAGCCGAAAAGCAAGAACTGGAAAACAGAAAAGCTATTACAAATGGGTGGCTGCAATACGTTGAATCTATAAAATCGCTAAGCAAACAACAGGACGAAGCGGCCAAAGCAAAAGCTGAAGAAGATGCAAAATTTCTTTCCGATCAATACGAACAGCAGACCAAGCTTGATAATGAATACACAGCTCGTGTAATTCAAAACAATAAAGATCAACAAAGGGCAGACGAAGCCGTTGCAGAAAATAAATTAAAGACTTACCAGATAATATCAGATGCGGCAAACGGGCTTTCTGATTTGATAGGAAGGCAAACAGTAGTGGGCAAGGCTCTTGCTGTTGCTTCTACTATTATCAACACATACGAAGCGGCGTGGTCGGTATTTAAAAATGCCTCAAAGAACCCGGCAAGTATTCCATTCCCTGCATATCCTTACATACAGGCTGGTATTGCAATCGCTGCTGGTTTAAAAACAGTAAGTGCAATCGTAAAAACAAAAGTGCCGGGCAGCGGTGGGGGCGGCGCAAGTGTTTCAGCGCCTTCTTTATCTGCACCTGCTGCGCCTATTGCACCGCAGGTACAAACTACATCATTAAATCAGGGCACATTAAACCAAATAGGAAATTCGACCGTGAGGGCTTATCTGGTTGATTCAGATGTTGCAAATAATCAGGAACGCAATACAAGGCTGAACAGACAAGCAAGGCTCGGTGGCTAAGTGAAACAAAACCTTTCTGTTTCTACTTAGTGGCATGGAGCTACAGGTTTACAAAGCACAGATTGATCCCGACACAACTTCTGATTTAGAAGTAAATTTTATTGGCTTAGTTGACCGGCCAGCCATCGAGCGCAATTTTCATGCGTTCAAATCAAACGAACAGAAAGCACATTTTACCCTCAACGAAGAAAAAAGAATTATATCCGGCCCGGCTATGATTGCTGATATGCCACTGTACCGCAAAGATGAACAGTTGGGCGAATACTATGTAGTGTTCGATAAAACCGCTATACGCTGTATTGTAGAAAAGTTTTCATCTAAAGGTTACATGAAAAACTTTAACCTGTTCCATAAAGCAGATGCGCAGGTAAGCGATGTAACAATTTTCAACTCTTTTATTTCAGATGCCGAGCTCGGCATATCTCCGCTTAAAGGCTTCGAGGATGTCGCCGATGGTTCCTGGTTTA